ACACGGCGCCGGTCCCCTCTGCCTGGTGGGGACCCCAGCCGTCAGCGGTGCGGGCTGTCTTGCACTCGAGCAGAGCGGCCGGGGGCAGGTCGGGCAGCGTGTCGCCCTGGTTGTAGATAAGACGGTCAACGTTGGCGCACTCCCACGGGCGGTCGTCGGTTTGGAGCATCCCGGGCGCAGTCTTGATGCGTTAGCCGGTGCGGCTGGCGAATTCCTGAGCAACCGTCTCCTCGAGCACGGTGCCGAAGTGCGCAGCCTGTGAAGGCTCGCGGTCTTCGACCGGGGCCGTGGCGGTCTTGTCCTGCCATACCTCAAGGGGCGTGCGCCACTTGCTCAGCCCCAGGATCGCGGCGACATCGCTGCCGCCTATGCCTTGACGGCGAAGCTCGAGCCACTGGGCGCGGGTAAGGTTTTGTGTAGGGATGATTTTCATTTTCTTGTCACTCTCTGTTTATCAGAACGGCAGCGCAACGAACTGCGGGCGGTCGATCGGGATCGATCCGTGCTTTGCCATGTACCGTGCTTCAGCCCGATCCTGAAGTCCCTGGGCGAAGGCTCTTGCCCGTTCGAGCGTGTAGAAGGCCGCAAGCCCGTGGCTCTTTGAAGCCTCAAGCCACGGCTCCTTGTCTTCGACCATATCGAGGCAGATCAGCTCGACTGTGAAAATTTTTTCCATTTCCTGTTTCTTCCTTTTTAGGCTCCTCCGGTGGGATGATTAGAAGCGGATCCCTCATATCCACCACAAACCACCCCACCCGAGGAAACATGGAAATTGTTCAAATCGTTGGCTGCATAGCCGGAGTGATTGCCGCCGTGCTTGGATTCGTAAACCTGCTGCTCGGAAGACCGAGCGTTTCCAAACTTGATATCGTCAAAGACTGGAAGACCGACGCCTGGGCGGTGCGGCTTGAGGTTCAGCCCGGAAACCGCTACTTCCAGACCAAAGCCATCAGCATTCCCGGCTACAAAGTGGCGCCGATCGTGGCTGGAGCCGAATTGCAGGATGCTGTTCAGCATGGTTGTCTCTCCGACTCTGTCGACTGCTTCTTGTCGCTGCCGCCATCGGAAGGCGGCAAGACTTTCTGCTTCTGCATATCCCCCAAACCCTCGAGGGCTTTTGCGATAAAGATTTCCCTTGCCCGGACGTACTTCCCCATGGTGTACAGGTTGAAGGCCTGAACGGCCTGAATGACCATCACGGCGGTCTGGAATGCGAGGACCCACTGCATATCAGTCATTTCAAACTCCCGCTATGTCAGCCAAAGCTCGCATCGCCCATAGCACCCAGCCGCCGACGGTGCATGCTCCGATGAAGGTTCGTCGGTAATTTCAATGGTGCTCATTTGTGTTGTCCTTAGAGGAAATGGATGTCGAGAATCCCAAAGAAGGACAGGAGCACGGCGGTGATCAGGAAGAGGGAAGCGAGCGAGATAGCTGCTTCAGCGATCCAGAGAAAGATTTCCCGGGCGGAGTCTTCATGCACCGTCAGGTTCTGAGTCACTTCGCGTTCACGGAGATCAGACTCGTACTGATTGAGAGAACCGCTATACATGTTTTCAGTGACTGTCATTTTCAAACCTCTGGTTTTGTTAACTAACCGAAGGTTATCACGATAGGTAAAAAAAATCAACCGAAGGTTTTGAACAGAAACTTCTGTCTAGTAAACCAACGGTTGACTGGTATCAAGGGAAATAGGTTATCTGAAGACCTATGAAACATCGACCTATGATCTTGATCTGGTCAGTAAAAGCTTTCACTTCGATCGGTGGATATTTGGAATTATCGCTGATTAGAAGATACCCGGAAGGACGGCATTGAACCCGTTTAATGAACAGAGAATGGTTAAAAGCTAGGGCATACAACCCGTCACTGGAAATCGATGTCTGAGACGTATCAACGATTATTGCGCTGCCATTCTGGATAGTGGGCTCCATGCTGTCCCCAGTAGCCGTAATCATGTTCAGACTGCCGGGATTGATATTGAGCCCCGATGCTCTCAGCATCGATGAATCAAGGCGAACAAAGCGCAGAAGCGAGAGTCTGTACTGTTCCTCAGCTCCGAATCCACAGGCGGCAGCTACATCTAAAAATGGAACGGCGATTGTTCCATCTTCCATTTCGATTGTCTGTTTTGGGGCGGTCTCATCACCAAACACCAGGAATGCCGGCGTCACTCCAAGAAGTTCGCAGACTTTCCTTAAACGGTCGTCTCTAGGCACATCACCTTTGGTGAGCCACTTCCGGACGGCTACGTCAGAAACCCCCACGTATTTCGCTAACTGGCGGACGGAAATTTCCTTCTCATCGAGAAGGGACTTCAGGCGTTCAGAACTTTCTTTGCTCATAGATATCTCCTAAACCAAGTGTTGCACGTAACAGAGTCTCCTGCAATAAACCTTAAGTTTTAAATTATGTTAAACTTCAGGTTATTAAACGTAACCAGAGGTTCTAATGTCTGATAACACTTTTCCATCAGATACCCCAACCACGATCGAACTTGCAATCCGAAAGCTTGGCGGTCGCAAAAAGGTTGCTGAGGTGCTGGGGGTGTCGTGCATGGCTGTAGCCAAATGGGAGCGCCAGAACAGCATCCCGACGTCACGTCTGGCTGATTTCTGCGCACTGACGAAGATGCATCCGAGGAATTTCAACTCGGATGTCAAAAAGCTCTACGAACGTTGGCACTGATGAGGTTTGGGATATGCACGGATACCGCGCCACAGATATTGCGTGGGAAGTGCCGGTGAAATCGTCATCTGAACGACTCATCGTGCTTGCCTTGGCGAAATTCTCAGACGAGAACTGCGAAAGCTTCCCGTCTTTTGAAGCAATTGCAAAGTTCACCAAACTCAACCGGAAAACGGTTATTGCCGGGCTTAAGTCCTTGGCTGAGTCTGGTGTTATCTCCGTGCAGAAAAGCGGTCACACCGCCAACCTTTACAGACTGATCGGTTCACCCAAAAACGGGGGTACCGAAATTGGGAGTCCCAAATTAGGGAGTCCCAAAAACGGTACTGGGGGAGTACCAAAAACGGTACCCGGGGAGTCCCAAAATTGGGACGGGGGGAGTACCGAAATTGGTACTCGAACATATCAATTAACAAATCAATTAACAGATCAGAGAACAGATAAAGGTAATAAGTACCACCACCTCGTTGACGGTGTTGCCCCCGTACAAATCTGTACCTCCGCACAGAACTGTACCCACCCAAAGAAAGAGAAAACCAAAACTCAGGCATTCAAACCTCCAGAGCTCGGCGTCGAACTCACTGAAACCGCTTTTAAGGACTGGATGACGGTACGAAAGGCGAAGCACTCACCGCTCACCGAGACGGCATGGAAGCACTTCAAAGCCCAGGTCGTTAAGTCTGGTCTCTCAGTCCAGCAAGCGGTTGAGCTATGCGCCACACGGGGATGGATCTCGATCAACGCCGATTGGCAGGCGGTTAAGGACTATCAGGCTGAATTCGATTCTCGCTCCAGCAATGACAGGAAGGTCGATTTTGTCATCAAAGCTCTGGGGCTGACTGACAACAGGAAGGAAACTGAAAAATGACAGGCTTCAAGTACGAAGGCTCCGACGTCAAAAAAATCAGTGAGCAGCTTTTGGGGCTGGCCGATCTTCTGGACGGAAGACCCCCATCAGAAAAGGCACTGCTTCTTTGGCTTTCTTGCCTTGAAGACGAAGTCCCCGCATGGGCGGCTATCTCTGCGCTTACCGACTGGCCAAAGAGGCACAGCAAAATGCCGGCACCGGCCGACATCGTGAAGACTGCCCGGGAAATCCGAGAACGCGCTCTGGAGAAAAAGACCCACCAGGCCAGCGCCAGTGAAATTTCTGTCGCTGAAGTGCGCCCTGCGGATCCTGCCATTGCCCGGGCTGTCGACCGCAGCCTTAAGGCCATCAGGGATCTGGGGGCGCGCCCGAAAGACTTTTGGGAGTGGGAGGGGATCACCGCGATTGCCGCGGGTCGTCCGCTTTCTGGGATAAAGCGGCGCTACCTCGAGACTCAGTACGGGGAGAAGCTCGGGGATCCTGCCTTCCTCAGATCCATCACGGGCAAAGTCCGTTCGAGGCTTTACCTTGAGGCTCACCTGCCGAAGCCAAGCGATGCCCTGCCCGATGAAATGTGGGAGGCGCAGGCATGATCCCAGCCAGTTTCGTTTCCTACACGCTCACGCAGCCAGTCGCCAGAGTCGCCGAGATAGCCGATGCCAAGGGAAAGGCAGCCAAAGATAGGGCCGTCAGAGTCCTGACTGATGAGCGGATGTACCCGCTGGAAGACCTGCAAAAGTGCGAGGAGCACTTCCAAAAGGTATCGGCTTATGTCGAGGCAAGACGAGAAATCATCTCCCACGCCAAGGGCGCGAGGATCTTACCTGACGTCATCCCTGAAGATGTCTGGAAGTCTCTGGATATCCTCTGCCGGACTGCACCGGCTATGTACCTTGAAGCCCGGCTAAAGGTCACCATAGGCGTCATCGCGGACGCGTATAAGCGAAAGGGAATGGTCCGTCCTTCTGTCCACGATCATCGCCTGGTGCCGGATGCTTCATGGGTGAAGACTGACAGCGATGTCCGAAAGTACATCAAGCAGCTCAGGGCGTTGCCTGACGGTAGCAGAAAGCGCTTCCCGGCAGTGATTCGGGAGCATATCGCTCGAGCATCGATGAAGCTGCCAATCCCGGTAGTGGCAGACCGATTTGGGATCTCCACCTGGTATGTGAGCGAGGTCCGGAGGGAATTCAAGGAAAAGCAGGAGGAGAAAAGTGAGTTTTGAGTTTGGCTTCCAGGTGCCGGGTAAAGCGAGAGGAGCCGCCCGGCCTCGGTTCATGAGGAACGGTCACACCTATATCCCGGATGAAGACCGACGGTACCGCGCTTTCGTCCAGTCAATGGCGAGAAAGGCGATTGCCGGGACGCAGTACACAGGGAAAGATGCGCTCTCTTTTGCGGTCGATATCCTTGTCTGCTGTAAGGTACCCGTCTCATGGACCAAGGCAAAGAAAGCAGCGGCGCTCCGGCAAGAGATTTCTCCCGGGAAACCAGACGCCGATAATGTCGCCAAAATCGTCTTAGACAGCCTCAACGACATCGCATGGGTGGATGACAGCAAAGTGTCCATCCTGACCGTCAGGAAGCAGTACAGCGACGCCTATGAGGGTATCCGGGTATGGGTGGAGGCAGAACCAACAGACAGGAGAGAAGCGTGATCGAAGACCGGGATCTGAACGCAAGGCTTGAGAACTGGGCGAGAGTTTACAGGGACCGATCATGCTTACGCGCATCGTGGCTTGCGAAGATGATCGCCCTGTACGGAGCGGAAGGCAGGGGCATAGCGAACGAGTGTGAGAAAGATTGCAGCCCTGTAGATGTAAAAGACGCCGCCAGGGTTGAGCGAGCGCTGTGTTCTCCACTCTATCCGGAGAAGTACAGGCTTATGGTTTGCGCGCTCTACCTTCGCCCGTCTCTCTCGGTAGGAAGAATTGGCCGGGCGATGGGGCTAAGCAAAAGAAGGTTCGATGAGGAGATCCACAGCGCTTCGGTCATGCTTTCTAATATCCTGGAGTTTTACGCTCGGGATTGCTCTTGAAAAAATAAAATAATGGGATACAATTGGAGGTACCAGTAAGCGAAAGACGCAAGATGTAATTAAGGTTGGCCGATGGCCAGCCTTTTTGCACCCGTAAGAAACGTAAGCCCGAAGGTCAGAAGATCTCCGGGCTAAATTTTTATGCCGGGCGGGGTTTTCTTTTGTCCCTTGGGCCGGCCCCCGACCCGGCGCCACATTTTGGATTTCCTTATGGTAAGAGACTGGGATGTCGTCCGAGAGCTTCTCGGAAAGATTGAAGATGAATCACTGAAGGAATTCATCGAACATCTCCATAAGGACATCTTGTTCGGAAAGAACGATGAGAAGTTCGAATCCATTGTGGCACGTCACCTGAAACTTCTGTCCGAGTCAGGCTACATCAAGGGCATCCAGTACGGCTGCACGCTTCCGGGCAAGGTGAGCTACGTGAGGATCGAGCCAGAGCTGACTATGGCAGGGTATGACCTCCTTGAGGTTCTACGGTCAAAAACGGTTTGGAGGAGCAAATAGGTTTCTTGTACGGTTCGCGCGCGAGGAAACAAATGAAATTTGCCAATGAGTATTCTGAATTACGCGAATCCGAAAAGAGATTTATCAGGTTTAACGACCTGATTCCATTCGTATTTTTCGATGACACAAAAGATAGGAACGGTGCATTGCACTCCGACAAGAATGGCCAGTTTGTAAGCAAAGAAGGAACAGCAGAAAAATGTACGCCAAGAAATAAAGAGCCTAGTGAAAATAAAAAGTTTGACGAAAATAAATACAAAGAGTTACTCGGCGTCGAGTTCAAGGGTGTCAAACGTCGAGCGGCGGTAAGAAAACTCATCAACGAAAAGAAAGGCCATGGCAATTAGAAAGTTCCAGAAAACAATGGGTGGGCGGCCATCGGCTTACGGTCCAGAGATGGCTAACAAGATTCTCTCTCTGATTAGAGAAGGAAAGTCCGAGGCAAAGATATGCAAAATGCCGGGCATGCCAAGTGCAGAAGCTTTAAGACTGTGGAAGAAGAAGTATCCCGACTTTCTTGCGGCCACAATCGAAGCTAGGCGGTTCAGTGCTGAACTCTACAACGATCGGCGCATGGACCTGGTTAAAGAGCTTATAGAGAAGACCCAGCTCCATGAAAATGAGGGAATCAGCTTCCCCAAGGGTGTTGTAGACGGCTACAAGGTAGCTATGCAGGAGCTGGCCAGAGAAGCTGCTATTCGTGATGACCACCGCTTCAGCGACCGCCAGAAGGTGATCGCAGAGGTTAATTCCGGCAGCGTCGGGGACGGCATGGATGCGGTTTACGCCAAAATGCGGGAGGCTGTCGAGGCCCATAAAGATGCCGGTAAGTAACCCCTTTGCTGAGATCTGGAGGCCGCACCGCTACAAAGTGTTCTATGGCGGCCGCGGATCGGGCAAGAGCTGGGCCGTGGCCGAGGCCTTGATTGTGATGGCCGACATGGCAAGGCTCCGTGTTCTTTGCTGCAGGGAGATTCAGGCCTCAATCCGCGATTCTTCCTACCAGGTGCTGAAGGATACGGCCTACAGGCTCGGCATCGCCGACCGCTTCGATTTCCTCGAGGCAGAAATCCGCAGCAAGGAAACAGGCAGCAGGTTCATATTCAAGGGGCTTTCCCACAACCAGTCGCTCAAGTCTACTGAAGGCATTGACATCGCCTGGGTGGAAGAGGCCCAAACAGTTTCAGAAGCGTCATGGTCCGTCCTGATCCCGACGATAAGAAAGCCGGGGTCCGAAATCTGGGTCACCTTCAACCCCCTGAACGCAGACGATCCGACGACGAAAAGGTTCATCGAGAACCCGCCGCCGGACGCCTGCGTTCGCAAAGTCAACTACGACGAGAACGCCTACTTCCCAGACGAGCTCCGAAAAGAAATGGAGTTCCTGAAGAAGTCGGACTACGAAGTCTATCTGCACATCTGGGAGGGGTATCCAAGAACGATATCGGACGCCCAGGTGTTCAAAGGCCGCTATGTTGTCGAAGACTTTCCGGACGATCTTTGGAAGAAGGCGGACAGGCTGTTCTTCGGCGCCGACTTTGGCTTTGCGAACGACCCGAACACGCTTGTCCGCTGCTTCATCCTCGATGGCCGCCTCTACATTGACTACGAGGCGTATGCGGTCGGGGTGGAGCTCGACGAAATGCCGCAGCTCTACGAATCCGTCCCGGGGTCGCACGAATGGCCGATCAAGGCCGACTCGGCCAGGCCTGAGACCATCAGCTATCTGGCAAACCGGGTCAATCCGCCTTTCCGGATCTCGGCCGCAACGAAGTGGCAGGGAAGCGTGGAGGATGGAATCGCCTATCTGAAGAGCTTCGAGAAGATCGTCATCCATCCGCGATGCAAACACGCCGCGGATGAGTTCAGGCTCTACTCGTATAAGGTTGACAAGACCACAGACGAGGTTCTTCCGGTCATTTTGGACAAGTCGAACCACATTATCGACGGGCTTCGCTACGCCCTTGACGGCTATATCACGAAGCCCGGGCTGAGTAAGTGGGCCGCTTTAGGACGGATGCAATGAGCAGAACCAGCGCAAGAAACATAAAAAAGTCCGCGGCCAAAAGGCTGTTTCTGGACGGGGTGATCAATCCCCTGCTCAGGATCGGCAGCCAGAGCCGCAACACCTTTGCTGCGACCCATTACGTTCCGAGGTTCGAGTCTCTCGATCGCTCCCAGCTCGAGTGGGCGTATCAGGGGTCGTGGATCTGCTCCCTCGCGGTGGACATCATCGCCGAGGACATGACCCGCGAGGGCATAGACATCAAGTCCGAGAATCCCAAGGTTGTGGACCGGCTGAACGCCGATCTTGACGACTGGCGGGTGTGGGACTCCATTGCGGACGCTATCAAGTGGGCCCGGCTCTACGGCGGGTCCGTCGCCGTCATGATGATCGACGGGCAGGACATGAGCCAGCCGCTCGCCGAAGTCCGAAAAGGGGCGTTCCGCGGGCTGTACGTTCTTGACCGCTGGCAGATACAGCCCTCAAGCGAGCTCGTTCAGGCGCTTGGACCCGATTTCGGAAAACCCGAATACTACGAGGTCCTGCAAAAGGAAGTCGGCGTCAACATCCCTGGCAACAGGATCCACCATTCGAGAGTGATCAGGCTCGACGGCCGGAGGCTGCCATTTAACCTGAGGCAGGCCTATCAGGGGTGGGGCGCCTCCATACTCGAGGCCGTCATTCCTCAGGTTCAGATGTTCGACCTTGCGACGCAGGGCGCAGCTCAGCTGATCAGCAAGTCGTACCTGCGCTACTACAAGGTGCAGGGGCTGCGGGACATCCTGACGAACAGTCTCGCCCGCGACGGTTTCCTGAAACAGATGGACTACATGAGGGAGTTCCAGGGGATCGAGGGTCTGACCATCGGCGACAGCACCGATGAGTTCCAGACGATGCAGTACTCGTTCACGGGGATCCCGGACATTCTGCTGCAGTTCGGGCAGCAGATCTCCGGCGCCATCGGCGTTCCCCTTGTGCGCCTGTTTGGGCAGTCTCCGGCGGGATTCAACTCAACCGGAGAGTCGGACCTTCGGATCTATTACGACAACGTGAAGCACGATCAGGACTCCGACCTGAGGCCGGGCCTGAAGAGGCTGCTTCGCGTCATGTATGAGTCGGCCTTTGGTTCGGCGCCGGACGCCGACTTCGGCTTTGAGTTCAAGAGCCTCTGGCAGATGACGAACGAGCAGAAGTCCCAGGCTGCGCAGGGCCTTGCCGGTTCGATCATTCAGGCCCTTCAGGCCGGCGCCATCCCGACATCAGTTGCGATGAAGGAGCTGAGAAAGCTGTCCGACACGATCGGGCTCTTTGGTTCGATCAGTGACGAAGACATAGATGCCGCCGAAGAGGCAGACAACGGGATGATGCCGCCGGAGGCCAAGTTAACGGAGGATCCGTTAAATGCCAAACCCGAAAGCGTTCCGGGAGCAAACCAAAACGGCGCAGCTGTTGGCGTGGTACCAAAAGCGCCTCAAGCGGGTGGCCCGACAGGTGGACCGAATCGCCCGTGACTACTCCGCCGCCGCTGACCCCGTGAAGGCCGCCTCTGAGATCCAGATGCGGCTTTTTTCATACGCGGACGAGATCGACGCCTGGGCGCACGAGATATCGGGAATCATGCTCAAGCGGGCCGGAGCGGCCGACTTCGAAACGTGGAAGCTGGTGGGTGGAGAACTCTCGGCAGAAACAAGAAAACGCCTGAAGGACGCGCTGACAGGGAAGGCCTACGAGGATCTTCAAAACCTTCAGGTCGACCTGATCAAGTCTCTTCCAAGAGAGGCCGCGGAAAAGGTTCAGGAGATGGCGCAGCGCAGCCTCATGACGGGCGAGCGCTTCGCTTCTTTCGCCGAGGACATAAAGCGGCTCGGGCCCATCACGATGAGCCGGGCGATCTGCATCGCAAGAACCGAGACGGCAAGAGCCAGGACGTCTTACACACAGGCAAGGGCGCAGGCCGTCGGGTCTACGCACTACATCTGGCACACGGTAGGTGACGGGGCGGTAAGACCAAGGCATCGGCAGCTTGATGGGACGATACAGTCCTGGAACGACCCGCCGATCACGAGCGAGCCGGGTCAGAAGATCGTTCACTCTCATCCTGGCCAGCTGTGGAACTGCCGCTGCTGGGCAGAACCGTTGTTTCCTAAATCGAAGTACGAATCATGAAGTTTAGAGATGGAAATTTCCTCACAAGCGAGCGGCTGAGCCCTCACAAGGAGCTGACTCCGGAGGGGTATCTGCTCTGCCGGGACGTTCCGATCTCGAGAGTCGGCACATTTGACTACACGGGCGCGGACGTCTCGATGAACGCCCCTGTCGTGCATGTCGGCCGCCCGGCAGAAGAGCTGTTTAAGCCCGAGACGATCGCGAGCTTTGAGGGCAAGCCAATCGTGATCGGGCACGACACCTTTGCGGACCCGGAGACGTGGAAAAAGATCTCCATCGGGCACGTGCAGAACGTGCGGCGGGGCGAAGGTGACGAATCCGGCCTTCTTCTGGCCGACCTTCTTGTCCTGGACAAGAAGGGAATCGACTTGATCGAAAACGGGACGCTCTGCGAAATCTCGTGCGGCTACGACGCGAATTTCGTGCGGGACGGCGCCGATTCCGGTCATCAGGTGGGCATTGTGGGGAACCACGTTGCTCTTGTTAATCAGGGGCGGTGTGGCCCCGTTTGTTCTATTGGTGATGGTTTTATGAACGAACCTAAATCTAGTTGGAAGACTATGCTCCGCCGCCTCTTCCGTGACGGCGATGAGGATAAGTTCAATGAAGCGCTCGACAAGGTCGACGTTAAGGATGCTGATCCGGAGCCTGCTGCGGAGCCCGCTCCGGCTCCCGCGCCTTCTCCCGAAGACCGAATCGCAGCGCTCGAGAAGGCGGTGGGAGAGCTGACGGCCTTTGTCCAGAAGCTGCAGTCCGCAGAGGCAGCCAAGGAAAAGCCGGAGCAGGCTGCGGATGAAGAGCCTGCCCAACCGGAACCCGATCCTGAAGCGGCTCCGGTTGACGAGACCGTTCCAGCCAAGGAGTCGCAGGAAGTTCTCGCTGACGCAGAGGATGTCTGCCCGGGCATCAAGAAGCCCGCGGCTGACGCCAAGACCGGCGGCTTCTCTAAGGATGTTCTCAACCGCCTCCGCCGCCAGGCCCTCAAGGCCGCAGGCGTGAAAGAGTTTGGCGACGCCGACACGCTGGACGACGCCTCTTTGGCGATTGCGTTCAAGGCTGCTGCCGAACTGGCCCGCGCCAAGAACAACCCGGTCGCTGTCCATATGGCCGATCAGGCTCCCCGCTCAACGAGCAATGCGGATCTCAACAAAAAGTTTGCTGAATTTTGGAAGGAAAAATAACCATGTCTCAGTTCATCGGCACCTCCATGACGCCCGGCTATGCAGGCGACCTTACCCGCGGTCTTTTTGACGCGACCATTGAAACCAAGGTCAACGACGGAACCGTCAAGGCTTTCGGCGTGCCCGTCAAGCTTTCGAGCGGCAAGGCCGCAGCTGTGAGCGCCGCCTCCGATGCCGTCTACGGCTTCTCTGTGCGCGAATACGGTCAGGCCGACAACGATGGCGTGCAGGAAATGGAGCTCGTCTCCGTTCTTCGCCGCGGCTACATCGCTGTCACCGTTTCCAGCGGCACGGCCGCTGCGGGCGGCCAGGTTTATCTCACTTCGACCGGTGCGATTTCCGCTGATTCCACCTCCAACACCGCCCTCTCCGGAGCGACCTTCATGGGCCCCGCGGATGCGAACGGTCTGGCTGAAATTGCCTTTAACATCTAAGGAGCACTTCCATGAAATTTACTGACTCTGAGATTCAGAGCACTGGTGCATTCCTTGTTGGCCAGCTTGAACGACTCGACCCCCACAATTACGACCCGATCGCCGAATTCACCTGGTCCCGCGACATGCCTCTGCGCGAGGATGTCACGATCGCAGACGAGGTGACTTCCTTCATCCTCACGAACTACGCGGGCGGCTTTGGCGGCACCGGCAGCGGCACCAAGAGCTGGATCCGCGGCGAGGCCACCACCCCGGCCCGCGTCTCCATTCAGATGAACAAGATCACTACCCCCGTTACCCCGTGGGGCATGGAGGTCGACTACACGATCTTCGATCTGGAAAAGGCCATGAAGGCCGGCCGCCCGATCGACAAGATGAAGCACGATGCCATGCGCATGAAGCACCAGCTCGATATCGACACCCAGGTGTACATGGGCGACACCGAGCTTGGGATTTCCGGCCTTCTCAACAACTCTGCTATCGCCAAAGAGAACGTCGGCGCTTTTGATGCTTCGACCACCACGGCTGAAAAGGCCATCAAGTTCTTCAACTCCGTGCTCGATGCAGCCTGGAAGAACACGGCCTACAACCGCATTCCGGACACCTGCCTGATTCCGCCTGCGCTGTTCTCGGCTCTTGCCTCCCAGCAGCTGCCGAACACGAACATGAATGTTCTGCAGTACGTCACCAGCAACAACCTGGCAGTCGCCAACGGCGGAAGCCTGACGATTCGCCCGGTTCGGTGGCTTGCTGATTCGAGCATTAACTCCGGTAAAGGCCGCATTGTTGCCTATACCCGCCGCGACGACGTGGTTCGCTTCCCGCTCGTTCAGATTCAGGCTCTGCCGGTGCAGTACCGCGACTATCGCCAGATTGTCCCGTACTACGGCGCCCTGGGCGGTGTGGAGTTCGTCCGCCCCGAGATGGTGTACTACGCCGATCTCGCGGACTAAGTGGAGGAGTTATGAAAAGGATCACTGTCAACGGCCCGGTCACGCTCCGTCTTAACGGTAAGAGGCTCCCTTTTGCCGCGGGGAAGGAGTACGTGGTCTCTGATGAAGTGGCCGGAAACAGCTACCTCAGTCAGTACATCCTGACCGTTTCCGACGTGAAGGGAAGAACCAGGAAGAAGGACGCGGCGGAGGCGAAAGATGACGGCTCTGACAGTTGATTCTTTTCGTTCCTCGTTTCCGGAGTTCACGGAAGAGCTCTATCCGGGGCCTTCCGTTGAAATCCGCCTGGCGCTTGCCGACAAGTTCTTTTCCGAAGACGTTTGGACAGACGAGGCCTTGCGAAATCACGTGATGGGCCTGTACGCGGCCCATTTCCTGAAGGCGCAGGGGTCGGGAGCGGCGGGAGGATCCGGGAATTCAGGAGAGGCATCCGGCGTGGTTTCCTCCAAATCCGTGGACGGCGCTTCCGTGTCTTTTGATACGGGTTCTGTAACGGAAACAGGGGCCGGATCGTGGAATGTCACGGCGTATGGACGCGAGCTTTACATGCTGCTCAAGATTTTTGGAGCCGGGGCGAGGCAGATATGAAGGTCAAGCCGTTCGCGTCAATAACGACGACCTCGCGCATTGATGAAGTGAAAAAGGCTGTAAATCGCATCAAGGGCGCTGCCGTTTTCGTCGGAATAGCCTCCGGCAGCAAAGGGGACGCCAGAAGCGACGGAGGACCGTCCAACCATGAGCTCGGGTTCATTCACGAGTTTGGAAGCCCGGCAGCCAACATCCCGGAGAGACCCTTTTTAAGGCCCGGCGTGAGGAAGGCGGCTCCGAATTACATCCCTAAGCTCAAGGCCGCCATGAAGGCCGGGCTGCACGGTGACGGGGCTGCGATGGAAAGGCTCCTCGAACAGGCTGGGTCCATCGCCTCCTCTGCGGTGAAGGTCGAGATGTCAACCGGGAACTTTGTTCCGCTCAAGCCTTCGACCCTTAGAAACCGCAACCGATCAAGGCTCACCAAGAGCAAGCGTGAAAACGAGATGAACGGAGTGAACGTGAGGCCCTTGATCAATACGGGGTCCCTGCGGAACTCCATCGACTATTACGTGGTAAAGGGAAAGTGACATGGCTCTGCTGGATGTATCGGAGGTTATCGAAGACCCTCTTTTCACATCCCCGTGCGCCTTGATCAAGACGGTTGAATCGACCGATGCCAATGGGGAGCCTGCGTGGGCAGACGGGGAAACGGCTGAGATTAACGCCGTGGTCACCTCTGACCAAAAAACGATTGACCGTCTTCCGGAAGCCCTGCAGCGGGCAGGGACGATCATCGTGCGGTGCGTGTCCGACATGGCGCCGGAAGGATTCGGGGCGGCTTATGACGCTGTCTTGTGGCATGGAAAGCGATTTGTTGTCAAAGACTGCGCCGATTACAGCCAGTTTGGAAGAGGCTTTTTACGGCTCGTCTGCTGGCCGGAGGAGGCTGGCAATGGCCGTTATTGATTCAAGAACAGCGGGGGTCCTCACTCCAGTTGAGTCTTCGAACACGAGCGACCCAACAAACACGATCCGTTCATGGGTTGCGCAGATAACAGGCATCCCGCTCGACCATGTCAGGCGGAGATGGCTGCCAAAGCCCGGCACGAGGCCCGGGGTAGACGAGAACTGGTGCGCTGTGGGGTTCGAGTCTGTCGAAACACACGGGAACCCCGACCAGATCGACCGCAAGGGGGATCTAGAGAAACCCGAAAGCGGAGACGTGCTCCGGGTTTCGCATCAGACGTTTCGATTTGTAGCCTCGTTCTATGGCCCGAGCGCCGCTCTAAACGCCGATCTGTTTAGAGAAGGATCTCAGGTCTTTCAGAACCTCAGATGGCTCGAAAAGTTCGGCTTAAAGCTGCAGGGGTTCGACGGTCAGGTGCAGCGCCTGCCGGATCTTCTTTACGAACAATGGGTGGACCGTTGCGACGTGCGGTTTTCCGTCGGGCGGGCCGTCCGCAGGGCCTTCGGCATCAGGGATCTCTGTGCCGTCGGCGATATCCAAATCAAAACAGACTCTCACAGTGAGGATTGAAAATGGCAATTGCAACCACTCTTCCGGTTTCGCGCGTGGTCAATGTCGCGGTCGAGATGTCGCCCACGGCGGCGGCTCTCAGGAACTTCGGCTCCTGCCTGATCCTGGGCGATTCCGACATCATTGACACCGACGAGCGCATCAGGCTCTACAGCAGCATCTCTGACATTGCGACCGACTTCGGGATTTCGTCCCGGGAGTACCTCGCGGCTCAGGCTTTCTTCAGCCAGTCCCCGCAGCCTACCCAGGTTTACATCGGCCGCTGGGCGAAATCCGCCACGGCTGGAAGGCTGCGCGGCAGGACGCTCTCAAGCGCTGAGCAGGACATTTCCCTCTTTACGGCCATCACCACGGGGACGCTCTCGCTTACGATCGACGGAGCCTCGAAATCGATGGCGTCAATCGACCTTTCCGCAGAAACGAATCTGAACGGCGTGGCCTCTCAGATCTCGTCCGCGCTCGGAGTTTCCGGGTCCTGCGCCTGGACCGGAGAGCGTTTTGTAATCACGTCTGCCACGACCGGCACTTCGTCCACCGTGGCCACGACAGACACCGGGACTCTGTCTTTCCTGATGGGCTTTGCGGGTTCTGCCACCTCTGTTGCGGGCGTGGCGGCAGAGTCTCTGGCTTCCGCAATCACCGCGCTTCTTGATTACAACACGTGGTACATGGTCTGCGTCGCTCCGGACGCGTCTGATGATTCCATTGCCGAGGCTGCGGGGCTGATTGAAGCGGCTTCTCCCTCGAGAATGATCGGCTTCACGACTCAGAACTCTACGGAAATCGACTCGACAGCTTCTTCAACCCTCGGCTCCAGGCTGAAGGGCCTTGGGTACAACAGGACGATTCTCGTGTACTCGAGCGATTCTCCTGTGGCTGCCGCCTCGGTCTTTGGCCGCATGGCGACGATCAACTTTGAGGGAAGCAACACGACCCTGACCCTTAAGTTCAAGCAGCTCCCGGGCGTCACAGCGGAAAACCTTCGCAGCTCTCAGGCCGAGGCCCTGAAGTCCCATAACGTCAACGCCTTCTGCGCCTATCAGAATGACACGAGCATCCTCCAGGAAGGCATCACGTCCGGCGGATGGTTCATTGACGAAACGCACGGTCTTGACTGGCTTCAGAACAGAGTTGAGACGGATCTCTGGAACCTGCTCTACACATCGAAGAAGGTCGGGCAGGACGAGTCCGGCGCCACGGCCATCGTTTCCTGCGTTAACAAGAGCCTGGAGCAGGGCGTGACCAATGGCCTGATCGCCCCGGGAGTCTGGAACGGGGATGCCTTCGGAGCTCTGGAAAGCGGCGACACGCTCTCGACAGGCTACTACGTATACATCCAGCCTTTCGATGAGCAGTCCCAGTCCGACCGGGAGGCCCGCAAGGCCCCGCCGATTCAGATTGCTGTAAAGCTCAAGGGCGCCGTTCACTTCATCAACGTGACGATCACGGTTAACAGGTAAGGAGAGATTGGATGGCTACGTATTCTTTTATGGATGTGACCGCGACGCTGACGGGATCTACTGGCGTGATTGATCTCGGAGCCGGGTCCGGCGATTCGAAAGAAGGGATTTCCGTTGCGCTTGCCTCGTCCCGCAACACAATGACGATCGGGGCAGACGGGGAGGGAATGCACTCCCTGAAGGCCGACAAGTCGGGCACGGTGACGATTCGGCTGCTCTACACATCTACCCGCAACGCCCTGCTGCAGGCGATGTACGACGCCCAGGCTCTGTCTTCCAGCTCCTGGGGCAACAACGTGATCACGATTCGCAACAAAGGAAACAACGAGACCGTTGTGTGCCGCGGATGCGCTTTCCAGAAACAGCCCGACCGCACTTACGGAGAAGAGGGCGGCATTCTCGAGTGGGTCTTTGACTGCATCAAGATCGACACGGTCACCGGAACGTATCCTGCAGAGGCTTAAACAATGGAACCGAAGCACGTCACAATCAACGGCTCGGAATACGTCATCGGGCGGCTTGACTGCTTTCAGGCTCTCAATGTCTCCCGCCTCGCTAGTCCGGTCATTCCCTTCCTGTTTTCCGGGGTTGTGAAGGCTTTCCTTGAGCTGTGGAAGCGGCAGGCCGACAAGGAATCGAACGAGGATTTCGCCGGCCAGCTCGCAATCGCTCTCTCTTGCGCCCAGCCTCTCTTCGACCGGCTCGCAAAGATGCCGAAGGAGGACTTCAACGAAATTCTCTCGATTTGCCTGTCGTGCGTAGAGAAGAAGCGGGGCAAAACCTACGGAGCGGTCATCAATGAGGGCGTTCCGTTCGACGATGTCGGATCCGCAGATGTCCTCAGGCTCGCGCTTGAAGTGGTCGTGCGTGAGATCCGCCCTATTGGAGCCGCATTGTTCGGCATGGCTTCCGAACAGAAGCCTTAGATGCGGCCTGGGAAAGTGCCGACTGGTGGAGCCTGCCGAACGGCGAAGACTGGCTCCTGACACCTGTCAGAGAAGGAATGATCCGGTACGGGGATCTTAAGGATGGATCCCTGACCCTGGAGGATCTGTTCATCTTGAACACGTACCTGAGGAACGAGACTCACAACCGTGAGGTCGCCCAGCGCTTGAGGGAAAAGGAAAATGGCAGCTAGTGTGATTGAAGGGTTCCTCGTAAACCTCGGATTTTCCGTTGACAAGGACTCTCAGGCGGGGTTCAACGCCGGACTTCAGGAGGCTGAGAAGAAGGTCAGGCACCTCGGGTTGAAAGCCGCAGCTGCAGCTACAGCAATGTATGCGGCCTGGTATAAGGCGAGCAGCAAGCTTTCAGCCGACTTCAACATCGCCCACTACGCCAACGCCTCCATCTCGGGGCTGAATTCTCTCCGCATGGCTTTCAAAGCCGTGGGAGCGGACGCCGGGATGGCTGACAAGGTTATCGGGACGATGGGGGAGCGCCTCCGCACGATCCCGGGCTACGCAGATCAGATCGAGAATCTGTTCGGCGTGGCCGTACGGGATGCGAACGGGAATCTTCGTGATACTACCGACATCGTAGCCGACATCTCTGCGGCGATGCAGGGCATGGATGATGCTACAGCGGCATCGATGGCGAGCGCTATTGGCCTGGGCGACTCGTGGCAGTACATGAAGAATCAGAATTTTCCTGGAGAGCTGCGGAAAGCGAAGGAACAGACCGCAGCCCTCGGGGGAGCGCTTGATTCGACAGCCGAATCATCCAACGAGCTGTGGAAAAGTCTCGGGAATTTGTGGGCTGTTTGCAAACAGGCTCTTACATATCTTGCCGGCTTTCTGAATAAAACTTTCGACATCTCCGGGATGGTTGACCGCCTGGCGAAGTGGCTAGGCGGGGACGGGATCAAAAACATAACTGCGAACGTTGCGGGCGGCATTCAGACAGTAAAAAATCTTTTTTCTGGAAAGATCGGCCTTACCGATGTTGTAAGCGATTTCAAGAAGAACGCTCAGACCGCTCTGAACGATCAGGAAGCAATGATCGCCAATAGCGCGGGGAAAAACAATATAGCGGGCGGCACTCCGGGTAAGGAACTCGAGCGCAAAGGAATCCCGGCGGCGGGTGAGGTTTCTTACATCGGAACGAAAGCTCCGAAGGGCGTACGCAACAACAATCCGGGGAACATTCGAAAGGACAAGCACTCCTTCCAGACCTACGGAACATTTGCGGAGGGTGTTGAGGCCCTCGGGAAACAGCTGAAACGCTACCAAAACTCCGGGGCACAGACTGTTGCGGACCTCGTCCGCACCTGGGCGCCGGCGAACGAAAACGACACTGTAAGCTATATCAAACGAGTTTCGCAGTACCTCTCAAGCCGCCTCGGGGCGAACGTTGGGGCCTACACAGCTCTTGATCTTCGTGATCCCCGCCAGATGCAGGCCATGATTGAAGCTATTACCCGTCAGGAAAACGGGAACGGCTACCAAAAGCTCATCATGGACCCATCGCTTCAGGATGAGATCAGGAGAGCCACGCAATTTACAGGTCGAAGCAGGAACTTCCACGAATGGGACAGGAGCAGGGTCGACAACAAGCTGACCGTGAATCAAACCATTTACGTTTCTGACTCTAATGCCGCTCGGAATATCGCCCAGACAACGAAGGCAGCGATCGCCGACGGCCAGAGGAGCATGATGTAATGCCTCTCGATTTCTCGACATTGAACAGTCTTCCGTACTCCATCGAAGCCCTTACGCTCGGGCGCAGGAGGTCGATCACGTCATCGGGGTCTGAGGCCATCGCCATCATTCCGGATGTAGTGATCTCTGAGGAGCACGACGATGAGGTTACTGTTACCCGGCACCCCGTGGATCAAGGCGCTCCGATTTCCGATCACGCTTATAAAAATCCCTCTGTGCTGAACGTCCGTTTCGGATGGTCGGATTCATCCCGCCTCATCAATTCGGTCTTAGATACCTCAATCCTACGGGGTTATCTGTCGACCAAAGAGGTATACGAACAGCTGTTAAAGCTGATGGACAACCGTGAACTGTTGACGGTCTCAACGGGTAAGCGGATCTATCAGAACATGCTGATAACAAAGTTGTCCACAAGTTCCACTGCCGATACGGAAAGTGCGCTGATCTGTGACATCACGTTTGAAGAAGTCATCATCGTTTCGGCCCAGAGCACGAATCTTTCCGAAGATGTGCAGCAGAACCCTGAGCGGACGGCCAGTCCGACAAACGGCGGTCAGAGACAGGCTGTAGAGACCTCTACGGTTCTCCAATTGCCATCCGATTATGGGAACGCATGAAAATGGTTCAGATCCCTTTGAGCTCCGGGGCGCAGTTTTTCAACATCGCCCTGGGCCACAGCTATTACACGTTGAAGCTCGCTTACCGGGATGCGGTCTACGGAGGTTGGTTTCTAGACATCCAGACACTGGACGGCGAAAGTCTGATCGAGGGGATCCCGCTTGTGTGCGGCGTCGATTTACTCGCGCAGCACCAATATCTGGGGCTGGGTCATCTCTATGCAATGGTGGGCGGCTTGTACACAGAAACTCCAACCTATGCCGACATGGGATCGAACCTGCAGCTCTATTGGGAGGATTCCTGATGAGCGGAGAAAGGCAATGGCTCAGGTATTTCCGGCTTGTGGTCGCTAAGGACGGGACGAACACCGCGGCCCTTGATTTGTCGGACTACCGAGTGGCATTCAGGGTGACTCAGGCCGCTGTGGGGCGCCCATGCACTGCCGAGATCAGCGTATACAACGTGTCTGACGACACTGCCAACCAGATCAACGCTCCGACTAACGAACGAATCGTAACGAACGGGAATAACGCCGAACATATCTCTGTCATCATCGAAGCTGGTTATCAGGAACACCATTCGGTCATCTTCAACGGTGACCTCTGGTGGAAATCCATGTCCCGGCTTAGCGAAACCGACACGTGCCTGCGGCTTATAGCAGCGACAGGCAAGCGGGCGCACAAGTACTCAATCGTTGATTCTTCTCTGCCCGCCGGTTCGTCCCAGTCTGATGTATTCCGCACGATCGCCCAGTCGATGAAGGATTATGGGGTTGAATCGTATGCGGATACATCGGGGCTGATGAGCACGAAGCTTCCCCGTGGAAAAGTTATGTACGGGATGGCCCGCGATGCAATGCAAAGCTTTGCCGACACGAACAATCTGGACTGGGGCTACACAAATAAGGGCTTGACAGCCTTTCAGAAGTCGCCTCGCCGGGGGCAGGGGAACAAGATCGTTATTTTGTCGCCATCAACCGGCCTTCTAGACCGCCCTAACGCGACACAGAGCGGTATCGAAGCCCGGACGTTGCTGAATCCCGATTTGGAGTTCGGAAACTACGTGCAAATTGATCAGTCGCTTATCCAGACCCCGGATTATTCAACCGAGTACAAGGCCGTCCAAGAGAATTATGCCGCCCGAGGAAAGGTTATTGCTGGTGACGGTTTCTACCAGATTCGGAGTCGGCAGCATGTGGGGGATACCCGGGGCGAAGACTGGTACACGGACATCATCGCCATAGGCGTTAACGAGGGGGCCGGGTTTGTCGAACCGGGCGTGTGGAACTTTTTGGCGAACATCCAATGATCTCAGAAAACGAACTCATCGAAGACCCCGTTCGGCAGTTCGAGCAGAATTTTACCGGGCGGCAGGCGATGATCTGGACAGCGCTGCCAGGGATCATCCAGAGTTTCAACGCCGACGCTCTGACGTGCGAGGTTCAGCCAGCCATTCAGGGTCGACGCGTCACGGAAACCGGCAGCGTGGAAATTTTGAATCTTCCGCTGCTTCTTGATTGCCCCGTTGTCTTCCCGCACGCAGGGGGATGCAGCCTGACCTTCCCGATCAGGACCGGAGATGAATGTCTCGTTGTTTTTTCTTCCAGATCCATCGACTTGTGGTGGCAAAGCGGTGGAGTGCAGCCTCCGGCCGAGCCGCGGATGCATGACCTGTCTGATGGTTTCGTAATCCCGGGGGTCTGGTCTCAGGCAAAGAAGATCGGAAGCGTTTCAACGGATTCGGTCGAGCTGAGAACGGACGACCGGGGAGCGTACATCGCTCTCACCCCTTCGAACCATCAGGTGACCCTTAAAACAAGCGGCAGTGCGGAAGCCTCGATCGGAGGAACTCTTTCTGCCGCGGTTTCGGGGACCGTGTCGCTCTCGTGCCCCAAGTTGACGATTGACTGTCCGGAAACGACCTTCACGGGCAAGGTGACCGTCTCCGGCGACATTGTCGGCGGCGCCCAGATCTACGACTCGACTGGAAAGATGCAGTCTATCCGCGACACGTACAACAGTCACACGCACAACGGTGGGTCCGCTCCAGACCAAAAGATGTAAAAAGTAATTTTTCATTTGGAAAGGCCCTGACGGACGAAAGTCCTTCGGGGTTTTTTTGTGCCAATGAGGAATGTGTCGCCGTGCTTTTCATAGACGATGTCTGCCAAATTGTTTTCATGGATGGAGCAGCTTTTGAAGCTAAACACCCAAGAGATAGTGGAGGGAAATTTTCCACTTTTGGTGCTGGTACCAGAAAATCAAAATCCCAGCTTAAGCGAGAGCACAAAGCGAAAACTCTCGAACAGTTCTATGGAGAGGAGATCAAGGGCAAGAATCTCAAAGGTCGTCGGGCGTTGTTCAAGATGCTTGAGGAACGGAAAGGTTTTATCCGCGGAGCATTTCACAGAGACGATATAGGCGACATCGACCTCGTCTGGGGCGATTCCGAGGCGGGGTTGGAACACATCATCCAAAGAAGGATGGATAAAGGCCAAAATCTGAAAAGGGTGCTTATGAATCTGTCAACTGCCATTCAAAACGGCAGACTCGAGAGAGCCGGAGAAAGAAACGGAAGTGTTGCAATTCGTTACGGGAAGCAGAGGGTGTGTTTGAGCACACGCAAAAAAGGAAGAGACATCAGCTTTGTGATCACGGCTTATGAGCTAGATGCCAAATAAGAGAGAAGCCGTCTGCCGGGCACTGAACGGCGGCTTTACGTGCGGGCAGACTTCCCGCGCACAACTCTCAAGGAAATTATATCCAAACGGGGCGTGAAATGAAGGTACGAAAGCTTGACTCAGGCGGCGACATGATGCTCGGGCACGGTTTGTCTGATTTCTTTCAGGACTCTCCAGAAGGAGTTGCCCAGAACGTCATGACCAGATTAAAGCTATGGCGCGGGCAGTGGTTCCTCGATACAAACGATGGCACACCCTGGCTGCAAGACATCCTCGGCAAGCACGAGGCAGTGGACATGATCATTCGGAACCGTATTCTGGGGACTCCAGGCGTTAAAGAGATCACGGAGTTCCAGTCGGTCCTTGACCCCGACACCAGGACGCTTTCGATTCAGGTCACGATAGACACGAATTACGGATCTACAGAAATTTCGGAGACGCTATGACGATAAGCAGCCCTGTTTTCACCGTTTCAGCGACCGGTATTACGGCTCCCAGCTACGAAGAGATCCTAGACTACTTCAAAACTAAAGCCAAAGGAATTTTCGGAGACGACATCAATCTCGACTCCGACACTCAGGATGGGCAGCTTCTGGCCATATTCTCTTCGGCAATCAACGACCTGAATGCCCAGGCAATCGCCGTTTTCAACGCCTACAACCCTTCTACAGCCGTAGGCGTTGCCCTAGACGGCGCCGTAAAGACAAACGGAATATCTCGCCATGAAGCCTCTCATTCGTCCGTAGACCTCACGATTATTGGGCAGGCCGGGACGGTCATCACAAATGGATACGCTCTGGACTCGGCAGGGAACAGGTGGAATCTTCCTGAGACTGTGAGTATCCCGCTTTCAGGCGAAGTCGTAGCCACAGCGACAGCCGATTCAGAAGGCGCAATATCGGCACCCGCGGGATCTATCACAACAATTGGAACACCAACGCTCGGGTGGCAGTCCGTCACGAACAAAGCGGCAGCTGTCGAGGGATCGGCGGTTGAGTCTGACGCAGAACTTCGCTACCGCCAGACGCTCTCCACGATGCAGCCCACAATGGGTCTGTGGGATGGTCTTGTAGGATCCATTCAGCAGCTGGATGGTGTTCAGTCTGTGGCAGGGAGACACAACGACACTGGAAGTGAGTCAAGCGAGGGAATTCCCGCTCACTCAATCGCCGTTGTCGTTTCAGGCGGCGCGGCCGATGAGATCGCGGAGACTATATATAAGAAGAAGAGCCAGGGAGTTTCTACCTACGGTTCGACGACGGTCGAGTACATAGACTCCCTGGGCAACGTGAACGAAATCGCGTTTTCCCGCCCGACTGATGTCGCAATCACCATTGCAATCACCCTGAAAGCAACAGACACCTGGCTCACGACGAACGAGGACGATGTCAAAACTCGTCTCTCAGCCTACATCAATGGCTTAGCTATAGGCGAGAAGGTTGACATCATGAAATGCGTATCGGAAGTCGTCCGGGACGCTGACATCTACGACCCGGATTTTTATCTCGAGAGCATAACGCTGAACGGCTCGGCGGCCTCGGTTGATATAGCGTGGAATGAGAAGGCTTCGACTTCTGCTGACAGCATCACGATCACCGTGGAGTAACAGATATGGCGAGCCAGAACGAATACACCGAACTGATCGCCGGGGCGCATCGCGAAAAGCCGCGCTTCACGGAGTGGGTTTATCAGCTCACTGAGCCTGTCGCTGAGGCCCGATCCAGGATGAAGCAATTCGTCCGGGACTTCGATATTGATTATGCGGTTGGCAGCCAGCTCGACGCAGTTGGGGTGAGGGTTGGTGAAACAAGAAAGCTTGCGCTGAAGATTACGGATGTCTTTTTTGCATTTGATGACGTTGACGGGGTGGGGTTTGACCTCGGGGTCTGGCAGACAGCTCGTGATGACGCCTATGGCATTACGGTTCTTTCGGATGAGATCTATAGAATCGTCCTCAAAGCAAAGGTCGCGATCAACCAATACACGGGCCGCAACGAAGATCTCATGGCCTTGATTGACCAGATCTCAACGGCGTTTGGCGTCACAACGACACAGATCGCCTATGTAGACACTCAGGACATGAGAATCACTGTCTACATCGACAAATCGCGGGTCCCTCCCATTGTCTGGCAGATTTTATCAAACAGAATCATCGCTCTTAACAACGCTGGCGTTCTGGAAATAATAGAGAACGGAGTTGCCGGAAATTTGGCAGCAACGGATAGAACGCTATTGACGGACGACAGCGGAAATCTGCTCTACATCGATATTTCATCTTCTTGAGGTAGCACATGGCAGAAAACAAACTGGTCCCGTTCGCGAACGGGGCTTCGGCAAATGTTGTCGATGAAACCACTTGGCAGGGCAATTCGCTCTCGGCAGTGAGGACGACAGGGTTCCAAAGCGGCATCGCCAAGTCCGCCCAGGTAAATCGCGTTTTGGCTCAAGGCGCCTCGGCTGGTTATGCCATAGGGGAACTGATCAAAGACTACGCGGCCGAGGACGCAACTATCGACGCATCCGCCCTGTATACCGGGTTCGTTGATGCCCTGAAGGCTTTGTCGAAACAGGCAGTCATAGATGTCGTTTTCCCTGTCGGATCGGTCTATATCTCAACGGCTTCAACCAATCCGGCAGAGCTGTTCGGCATCGGAACATGGGAGCGAATCGGCGCGGGCAGAACCCTGATCGACGCCGGCGGCTCCTTCGCGGCGGGGACGATAGGCGGGGCAGACTCTCACACGCTGACCGTGAACGAGATGCCAGCGCACAGCCACTCGGCACAGGCAACAGAGGCCGGCGGCCATACCCACACCCGCGGGTCGATGAATATCGTTGGCGGGTTTGGTGCTGGTTTGTATACGAGGTACTTCACTCAGGAGTCTGGAGCCTTCTATGCGAATGAAGTTCCGGGCGCCAAGGGTATGGATGACGGCAACAGTATGAAGTCGCACTACCAGATTAATTTTGACGCTTCCCGGGCGTGGTCGGGCGAGACTTCATGGCAGGGCCAACATAATCACGCCGTCAGAGTCGACAACACGGGCGGCGGGCAGGCTTTCTCGACCCGAAACCCGTACCTCGCGGTCTACATCTGGAAGCGCACGGCTTAAAGGAGAGCTTGAATGGCAGTCATCAAAGTATCTGATCTTCCGCAGAAAGCGACGCTCGACTCGGACGACAAGATTGTCGGTTACAGCTCGACAGGGGGAACCTCGCTCCTTCTGGGTTCGGCCTTCAAGGCGATCCAGACGGTCGCAGAAACAGCAGCTTCAAATGCCGCCGCGAGCGAATCGACGGTAGCGTCAGAAAAATCGGAACTCGAATCAGAAATTGCGACCGCAAAGACAGACATTTCGACTGCAAAGATGGATGCTGTTTCGGCGATCACGACAGCACAGACCACGGCCACGGACGCTATAGCGTCAGCTAAAACCACAGCCGTTTCGGCTGTGAACTCGGCAAAATCGACCGCTCTTTCAGACGTTAGCGCTCAGCAGACCACATCAGTCACCGCGGTTAAATCTCAGGGCGACACCTCTGTTGCAGCCGTACAAAGCGCCCAGATCACGGCAACTGATGCGATCACAACAGCTCATACCAAGGCTGTTAGTGCCGTACAAGCTCAGGAAGCGGCGAGCATCCAGGCGATTGAGGCGGATTCTGTTCTTGCTGGGTACGCGAAAAAGGACGAGCTTAGCTCCGTACAGTCGGATTTGGCGAGCCAGATTTCGTCGAAGCAGGACGCGAGTACCGCCGTGACGCTTGGCGGAGACCAGACGATCACCGGGGCTAAAACTTTTTCGGTGCGGCTAAACGTCAATAGCGATCTGGCGGTAACTGGGGATGTCAAAGCCAAGCACTTCACAGCAGATAACGGTGATAACAAAAATATCGACTTTTATGCCCACGGCTTTCCCATAACCACCAGCGTTTTCGAAGGCGGGTGGTCTTTGATAGATGGGACATTCCCCGCGGGCGGATGGGCGACGATCCTTACGAACTACGGAAATCAGAGCTGCACCGGGACGATGTCGGCAGCCGCGTTCGTCCAGACCTCTGATGCGAGGAAGAAAACCGGGCTGACTCCGATACACCCTGACCTCTCGAGCCTTACCGCTTACCGCTATACGTTGGAAGCCGACGGTAAGACACACGTCGGTCTTGTCGCTCAGGAGGTTGAGAAGGTTATCCCCGAAGCCGTAGTAGAGGATAAGGAGGGCTTTCTGGCGCTTGACTACAGCGCCGTAGTCACGGCGCTTGTAGATGAGGTGAACCGCCTTCGGAAGCGTGTTGAAGCGCTGGAAGGGGTAGGAGAGAACTAGAGATGGCTTTTTGCGTTTTGAAGTGGCTCATGCTAATCCCCGTCTCCTTTGCCATTACGCTTGCATCGTGGGCAATAGCCCCCGTGGCGGTGTTGCTGGCGGATAGTGATGGCTACCTTCCTAAGCGGCTTCGGTGGGCGAGCACAGCGTCTACGAACCTCGACGGAGACAGCTACAACCGTAGCCGGTGGAAGAGCCAATACATCCGTCGGGTCTGGTGGATGTGGAGGAACCCCGGAGTGGTAGCTCAGAGCACACCGCCGATTGGGTTTGTGGTCAAAAAAGGCGACGTCTACGGTTTTGAAGGGAACGAGGCAACCGCGGATAACAACGGCGGTCATTCGGGGAAAGTGCTTCGATGGATAGAGCGTGATGGGAAAGTGGTAGCTTTTCAGTTCTATTTGGTACATCAGTACTCGTGGCACAAAACACGGTGCCTCCGAGTGTGCCTTGGGTGGAAGCTGTGGCAGGCGCCAGCAGTCGGCAAGACCTGCCAGCACACCGCACGGGTGGCCATTTTTAAGCATTTTGGATAAGGGAAAGGGTAGATAGGGACTCTTACGCTTATGGTGGATCTGATTCCTGATTTTTCATCCCGCGTTTTTCTGGCGGTTGGCGGGATTCTGGGAGCCTTGTGCTCCTTTCTTTTTGGCCCGGTCGATGACGCGATTGAATGGCTGTTTGTTTTTATCGTCGTCGATTATTTGAGCGGTACTTATGCCGCGATGAAGACCGGGCAGTGGAATTCCCGTACGGGGTTCCTTGGCATCACCAAAAAGATCGTCATGCTGAGCCTCGTGGCACTTTGCCATGGGCTGGATATCACTTCGGTCATACCTTTCGTCAGTGTCAGGGATGCGGCGGTCTTTGCTTTCTGCCTGAACGACTTTGGCAGCATTTTAGAAAATATTGAGCGCATGGGGTATGGGTCAATCATCCCGGCGCCGATCCGCAAGATGCTGAAAGCGATGGAAGAGCGGTCAGAGGCGATGGCGTCAGATGTGGTGAGCGGGGGAGAGATTCACCGGCAGCACAGAGACAAATAGAAGGATAGGGGATCCTCCCCATCAAACGAAAACCCTCGGGAGAAGCGAACTCCCGAGGGTTTTTTTATTCCACTTTACACACAGGAACTTATGCACAACGCCAGTATAGCTGAAATTCAAAAACTAAAGCAAGAGGTTGGTGTGCTTATGGATATGCAGAAAGAGCAGGAAATTGAAAGGCGTGTGCGGGCCGAATCTTGTCCTTTGGCTGACAAAATAAGGAGAGATCATGGCTGAAAAGAAAGAATTTTCGGTGTGGGACCCGGCAATTGCGGTCCCCTTCATTAAGTCGAACGAGGGGTGCCGGCTGACTTCCTACCGGGATCCTGCGGGGGTATGGACTGTGGGTTATGGCTCTACACGCCTGGCGTCTGGGAACCCTGTCATCAGGGACATAAAGATTACTCAAGAGGAGGCAGACGAGCTTCTGGAGTCTGAGCTTTACCGTCTTCGTGATGTGCTGTCCCGATCTGTCAGGGTCGCTGTAACGCAAGGGCAGTTCATCGCTTTGTTGGATTTTGCATACAACTGTGGCGCTGGGGCACTTCGCAGATCTACTCTCCTCAAACTTTTTAATGCCGGCAAGGTAATTAATGCGGGGTATGAATTCAAGCGTTGGGCGCGAGCGGGAGGGAGGGAGCTTCCGGGGTTGGTGAGGAGGCGAGAGGCAGAGAAGGAGCTCTTTCTCAGTTAAAAGAAATCCCCGGAAGAGTTGCAGCTCTTTCGGGGATGGAACGAATCATAACAGAGACTTAAGAAACGCTACACATAGATGGACCACATCTACATGAAAGATTATAGCAAAGATCTAGAAAACAGAGTCCTTACTTTGGAG